AACTGCATCCCTAACCGCTTAGATGCCCTGTAATTGGCATTGCATACCACCTGCAACTTGCCAGCATCGACGAAAAAACTATCGCCGATGTCCATCTCCTTATACGGATACCTTTTCTTCCCCTCCGGCAACGGAATCGACTTCTCTACTTCTAAGTTAATCATATCTATCCCTTCTAACCAATATACACACTATAGACGAAAAAAAAGACCATCGCAAGGATGGTCTAAAGCCCTGAGGGGAGGGCAATTCACACAGAAGGAAAATCAACGCCAGAATAACAGAAAACACGTATTTTTTTTGGGGGGAGCTACGAGGGGGTCACTCACTTCTAGCGTTCAAAGTCCAATCGAAAGGGCAGCGTAGGCTGTGCGTAGCGTTGAGTCTACCCAGCCCCTACCCAAACCCAGGTTGTGCTGATACAGGCACTCTGATGCCATTGTATGCGCGCTGATGCAAGCTAATGCAGTACCCAGATGCCCCTTCTGAATTGTTAAATCCAAGGGCGAATAGAGTTAACAATCTCCGACGTTATCCGCTTAAAGAATAGGCATGCTTAATATATAACACTTACAGTATAAGTAGAGTATCTATAGATATATCACTAATATATATATATATATATATAGTTAGTATGATATCTTTATAATATCTTTTATAAATACAAAGGGTATATTTTAAATATAAATATATTCAATGCACTTCACATAATCGTATTAATCTATATAATCAGAACTGTAGTACAGCAAAACACTTTCCTAACCAAGTGGAGCAAAAACAAATGAATACATTATTTAGCCAATTAAGCGAAACAGAGCAAGATACAGTAGCAATTTTATGTGGTTTTCAAATGTGCACTAGTTTTAAAAATATGTTGTATGACATGCCAGCAATGGAAGGAAACATGGGTCAAATTGCAAAAGCAGTTTTAAAACATAGGATTGCTTATTTAAACAAAATAACTAAAAAAGCTAAATAATTCAGGAGTAATCAAACAGCTTGCCAGAGCTTATCTGGCTTTCCTAACCTTTTCCTAACAAGGGGCTTACCATGAAATTTGCTTTTATTCCAAAATCTGATTACAAAATCGGTCAAATAATCAATGTTCACGGCAAACAAATGCGCGTTGAAAGCTATACACACACAGGCCGAAATGTAACTGTGCATTCATTAAAAAATGCACCAAAATTTGAGCGTATCGTTTGCATTTGCACCGATAGTCAACCAATTATCGCAATTTGATATTAAACCGCCAGCCGGAGCGTATCCGGCACTTTCCTAACCTTTCGGAGTTAATCATGCGTCAATCAATCAAAGATATGTCAATACGTATGCTCAATGGTCAAAACAATTTCATTGAGACAGTCCAGCAAATTGCATCTTGCAACCAAGAACAAGCAATGAAGGTTTTTAAGGTTTACCGCAATTGCAAGGTTTTGAAATATTCGGCAGGTATTGGTCGTTATTCCGTAATTCATGGCGGGTTTCTTGAAAAAGATACCATCCAACGCGCTATTGAGTCTTAATCAATTTCCTAACATTTAAGGGGTTTACTATGATTGCAATTCACACTAAATGCTTGCCTGTCACTAACACTCGCGGCACTCGTATCAAGGCTTTCACATCAAGTGGTTTTGAAGCAACTATTGCTTATCCATACGCCGAATCATACGAGCAAGCACACTTTCAAGCCGTAAAAGCACTCATTGAGAAACACAAATTAGACTGGAATTTAGACAATATGCGGTTCGGGGATTCTGCCGACGGCAAAGGTTATGTGTTTTGCTTTGACCATTCCAAAGTGTAACCATGCCTGAATCACTCTTTGAATACGTTGCTGGCCTTATCGGCTTTCTAGTTGTATGGGGCTTTCTTGTTCTTTTGCTTTCTTTCTAACTTTTGGGGATAACTATGGGCAAACTTAAAAACTTAATGATTGATATTGAACTAGAGACTCAGAATAGGGTTTTTAAGCGATTAGAGACTATTCGAGACGTTGAGCTGCTCGCGTCCTCTGTTAGCCCCTCTGTGGGGCTTTTAGATGGTCGAGAATGGATTCCATCAAATAGTACCGATGTCACGCGCACTTGGCGTCGATTCGGGTGGCGTCCTATTGCTGAAATTAAAGCAGAGCAAGGCAAATAATGCTTGCCAGTTTATTCACAATCTTAGTCGGGGGGATATTTATGGGTGCAGGATTTATGCTTTTAGCGGTCTGCGCGTGGTTTTTATGGACATTTCTTACGCCGAGGGATTGACAAAAGCATCCTCGCGCGCGTAGATTTACGCCTGTTGACGTGAAGGTCGATAAATAGAAGCCAGTTACACATGAGTCTGTCTCCCGCGCATCTGTGGGAACCTTCACCGGACTCAGCTGTAACTGGCTTTTTTTATTGCCCAAAGCGTTTACCGTACCCCGCACGATAGCAAGTGGCATGACCGTGCCAGCGCGGGACAATAGCGGTTTACCTTGACCAAGGGGAACGGGTACGCGAGGGTTCTGCCCCAAGCGATAAACGGGTGAATAGGCTGATGAGAGACGTCTGGCGAGACGGGAAACACGACCCGATAAATAAAGCAGCAGAACACATTACTAATGTGGACAGCCAACGGCTGAAGTATCGGCATGACTCATCATCATCCCTATACGTTGACCTTGTGTTGCCCAAAGAAAGAGAGGTAAACAAACATATTGCACCTAATCCAGATAATGTATATAGTCTTATTTCCTAACACCACAAAGGGGTAATCATGAAGATTTGCATAGACTGCAAGCACTATAAATCACGTAACTGCTATCACCCTTCCAACGGCATTGACCTGGTTGAAGGCAATCCCAAGTCTGAACTATGCGCCTTGATGCGCCTAGATTCTTACGCCTGTACGACTAAGGGACTGTTATTTGAAGCAGCAGAACCCGTCATCTATGACATTAGAGAGTTGTTTCCAGAAGTTAAATTTCCTAACCTTGTGAGGACAAACAATGAATAACCAAGATGATTTCGCACCAGAGATACGTAATTCTGCGTGGTGGTCTGGTGACAGCAGGAAAGCAGCAAACGGCAAAGGTAACGAAGCTGTACTTGAGAAATTGGGCCTGAAAGAGCGTCCAGACTTATCTAATGTTGAAGCTGTTCAAATGGGTCACGTTATGCAGCCGCTAATCGGACGTTTAGCCCAAGACAAATTGAAGATTGAATTAAAGGATGCAGACTATGCGCTTACACACTCCAAAGAAGGATGGTTACGTAGCCATTTCGATTTCATCTCTGCGGACGGTCAAACGCTGGTTGAAGCTAAAAACTACAATGCGGCGGTACGCAATAAGTTCGATGCGGAATCAGGGATTATTCCGGCTGCGGACATGGCGCAGCTTATCCATGAGGCGGCTTGTCATAATGTACAAAAAATTGTACTCGCCGTCTTGTTCGGAGGCCAAAACTTTGAAATATTTGAATTTTCAATTATGGAAGCTCAAAAAGAGGAACTAATCAAAGACATGGCTAAATTTTGGGGTGCTGTAGCCACTAAAACCCCCCTAGAAGCCGAAGATACCGACCAGACCAAGCTCATCTATGCCCAAGACGCTGGAACGTCTGTAATCGCCCCTCTGCCCATTGAGAAAGCAGCCGAAGCATTGAAGTTCGTTAAAGAAGAAATCAAGCGGCTAGAAGAAAAGGAAGAACACTTATTAACAGCTTTGCAAAACCACATGCAATGGAGTTCTGAATTAGTATCTTTCGATGGAAAAATACTCGCGACATGGAAAAACAGCAAAGGCAGCGAACGATTCGACGCTAAGTTATTCCAAGCCCAACACCCCGACATTTACGCGAAGTTTGTCGCGAAAACGGCAGGTTCTCGCCGCTTCTTACTTAAATAACGGAGGATTTATGTTCGCATTTCCAAGTGGGCGTGACCCAAAAACAGGTACGCAAGAAACAGGAATGACCTTGCGAGATTATTTTGCAGTTAGAGCATTACAGGCATTGATGGCTGATTTTCGTGAAGATTTAGATTGGAACGCTCACGAAGAAGCAAAAATAGCCTATGAAATAGCCGACGCAATGATGAAAGCGAGGGATTTATGACAGCTTTAGTGCCAATTAA